GGATGTCATCGGATAGATGCGGCTGAAGCGACGCGCAACACCGTACTCGTTGCGAAGCCAGATCAGGCTTGAGGAAACGATCTCAGGGACGGTGAATCCACCCTCGGAGTTCGTGCCTTCGGTCTGCGATTTGACGCCGTTGTCGTTGCACCACTTGGCTGCTTTGGCATTTCCTAGGACATTGCCACGGACCCATTGCCCAAATGCATATGCCTTGAAGTTTGCTTCGTCGCGTGTGCCTGGGAACGGGTTGCGGACTACTCCGCCGCTCTTCCATGGCTCAGCCTTCGGTGCGTCTGCTGCGACTGGCGCAGGAACGTTGCCGAACTCCTTGAGCATTTCGATGCGCTCAGAGAGAGACTTTGCAGATGCATGAAGGCGATTGGCTTCGCTCATATCGCCGCCGTTGATGAGGACTTCTTTGGCAGCAGCGATAGTAGACTGGCGCTGTCCCTCGAGTTGTTCGATTGTCATTTGGATAACTCCATTATCATGAGCTCACGGAGGAGTGCAGACTTTGCATCTTCCACTTCGCTCGGTTGTTCGACGATGGAAACATCTTCGCTCGATACTTCGTCTCGAAGTTCGTTCCAGATGGTTTTGGCGAATCTTGTCGACTCGCTACGTGAGAGACGAACTGCATCCCGCAGACGTCGCTCCACTTCACGGATGGATGTCGGTCGCTCGTGCTTCGATTTCATCGATTGCACTTCAGCTGCCGGATCCTTTAAGTTTGCTGTCAGCTCTTTGGCCTTCGATGCGAATGCATCGATGATAGCGTCGATGTGTTGCTTACCAAGACCAGCATCGAGAGCGGCCATCATGCCGGCACAGAGTCGGTCGTAGAGTGCCTCGACACCTTCGTGCACCATCTCAGCCGCTAGATCGCCGTAGACGTTCTCGACGAACGTTGCCACGTCTTCGCCTGGCGCGACAGGAATAATCATCTCTTCTTCCATACCATCCTCCATGTCGCCATACATGTCCTTCAAGGACTTGACCATGTTCATCGGTTCAGCCGGCGTCGGTGTGAGCGATGCCTCACCGATTGGCCAGCGTGTGATTTCATAGCGGCCATCAGACATTTTCTTCCGCTCGACCATGTGACCCGTGGCGCCGGATGAATATCCGAGCTTGCCAGACTTCGCGAGTTCCTGGATCATCTTCTGGTACGAATCGGCCATCTCGACCTGGCTCTCATACCAGAGACCCTTGTCGTCCATCGTGATATATCCGGTACCGATGCGTGATTTGCCGACAGTGCGATCTTGTCCGTGATGATAGTAGAGGTTCATCGCGACACGGTCTCCGGACTTCATTGGACGACCGAAGTCGGTGTCCTTCGTGAAGTAATCGCCCTCGAGGTCGGCGCCGCCGAAGCGCACCAGGTAACCACGCACACGACCAGAGTCATCTGCTTTGATTGCATCACCGAAGCTCACCAGAGTCTGCATCATAAATCCCTCAATGGCACCACGACTGCCTGTGGACCCCACAGGTCGTTTGGTACAACCCGACCGAAGTCCGATAGGCTAGTGCCTGTTTCCCACATCCTATACCGCGACGGTCCGAGCACCTGGCGCCGTTGCGCTTCTGTCAACATCGCGAACTGCTCATCTCGTGTCGGGAGTTCCGGCGCTTCGTCGAACGCATCTGGGTCAAGCCCAGCGAGTTCGGCGTACGTCGGTGTCAGCGGGATCACCGTACATCTACAGTTTGGATGTGAAGGCACAACATTCGCAACAGCGTTGGGTTCTCCGTGAAGCGCCCAACATACGGGACAAACGTTCACATCACCAGCGGACAAACGAGACCAGCCCTTGACAATGGACAGGTTCGACTCGAATGTCTGTCGCTGTGCTTCGCGGTTCGCTCGAATCATCTCAGTTCGTGCGATGGTAGCAGCTCGTGAAGGTGCGAGAGTTTCGTACGTCTTCGACATGCGACGAGCGACCTGGAGCGGGTTCATTCCCTGCGCGACACCGATGGTGACGTGGTCGCGTGCAAATGGTCCGATGGCTTCGTAGAGTGCGGCGAGCGGTGAACCATCAGCGGCGAAGCCGACGACGTTCGTGATTGCCTCGACCGGTAATCTGTTCCAGTTGAGATCGATGGCCATGCTCACCGAATCAGGGACACCAGCGACAGCACGCACCAGACTCTCCTGCATGTCCAGGGAGAGCTGTATCGCGCTTCGTTGTCCGTTGCTAGCGATGTCAGTCGCTCGAGGAGCGAACTCTGTGACCTGTCTGGCCATCTGCTCGTTCAGTGCCGCGAGTCTCACCTGAAAGTCATTGAGTCCAGTGACATCCTCACCCGCTGCCTGTGCTTCCTCTATGGCCTGTGTCAAGTCCTCGAGGCGCTGGAGGTTGTCTGCTTGCAGGACGGCGTACGTCCTTCGCATCTCAGCGAGCGCGGAATCTTCACGAGCGCGGAGCAGGTTCCTGTACCGCTCATTGACCTGGTAGATATCAGGCATCGGCGTCCGTCAGCTCGTAACCATAGTACGGGTGATACGACTTGCCGTTCTCCTTCGGCGCCATCTTCTTCAGGATCTCTTTACGTGCAGCTGTGGACCATCTGTAGCCAGCATCGCCACCCCATGCAGCCCATGCCACACGACCAGCGGACGGATAGCCATCCTCACCAGGACGGAAACCTTCCGCCTGCTTGTCTACTTCGTGTCTGCGGAAAAAGGAATACATCCGAAGGACAGTGGACTCGCTGAGTTTCTCGCCATTGATGATCTGGTTCGCCCTGGCCCATGCCACGGCTGTCCCACCATCACGACCAGCATCACGCCACTCGATGGCGCGGAGCGCTTCTTCCTTCATATCCTTCGACGGAATGAACTTCAGTCCTGCTTCGGATGCTTCGTCGAATGCCTTCGTCTCTTCGCGCACCGTGACAGGTAGCAGACCGAGGTGCTGGATAGAGTTCAGACCAACAGCCTGGAGTGCCGCTTCTGGCTCGAAGCCAGCACGAATCAAAGCGCCGGCAGCACCGACGAGTTTCGCTGTCTCGTCAGCTGTGCGTGCCGTTGAAACAGGCGCCGCATCAGGGACCAGGAGTTCTTGTCCGCCGATCTGCACAGGGACAGCAGTCGGATGGTAGAAGCCCTCATCGTCATCCGAAGGCGTCACACCAGCGACACGCTTTGCTGTGGCGAGGTCAACGATGCCGCTCTTGTATAGGCGCTCAGCACGCTCAGCGTCTTCGTTCAAGTCAGCCTGAAGCGCCGGCACATTCGACACATCGAACTCCAGATAATCGCCTGGCTGAGTTTCTTCGTAGTCTGGAAGGAGTGCGATGGTGAGTGCTTCGGACATCTGACGCATCAGCGGGATCATGCCATCAGTCCATGCGCTTCTGGTCGCCTGCTCGAGGTTGGAATAGGTAGCACGCTCGAGACCGCTGCCGAGTTGAAGGACGAGAGGATTCAAACCGAGAGCTGCACACACGCGCTCCTCCGGTTTGCGTCTGATTTCATCGAACGCCATCTCACTCGGTTTGTGGCTGACCTGCTCAACCTTGAAAGGTCCAGTCATCACCAGGACGGAACCGGCATTATCGCCCGTGAAGTCCTGCTGCAGTTTGCGTTTCGTCTGGCGTGCATCGTCTTCGCTTAGGTCTTCGACGCCGCCCTTGTAGTCTGGTCCGACCATGATGCTTGGCATGCCACCGTTGCGGACCATGCCGAACGCAGCTGATGCAGCCACATTGTCGGTTGCAATCTCACGGAGGACAGACGTGACAGGAGAGCGACCGAAGCGACTGTCTTGAGGATCTCGACCATAGCGGATGTGAATGAGGTCCTCGAGCGCGATGTCGTACGACGTGCCATCGACGGTGTACTGATACTTGACCAGTGGATTGATTTTGTTACCGACTGGTCTCATCATGTCAGCCGCCAGGTATTGCAGACCAACGACGCGACCAGACACGCGCACTTTGCGGAAGTAGGCATTTCCGAGCAGCTGGTAGTCTGGGAGTACCCAGGACCAGACGAGCGAAGGCGGCACGTTCGGTGTTGGCTGTGCGAGCAGTTGCAGAATCGGATGGTCTGCGACTGTTTCGACCTGTCCGTCTGGCATCGGTCGACGTACGACAGGAACACCCTGCGACCAGTTGCGGATGTACCAGTCCATGCCAATCGCGACAATGGAGTTAAGCATCAGGTCGCCGGCTTGATTCCTCCAGTTGAAACTCGAGCCTGGAAGGTTACGTGTCAGCAGGGACCAAAAGTCGCCGTTACCTGTGCCAGTGAAATAGGATGTTTGACGCTGAATCAGCGGCGGCGGAAGCAGCGCGGACGGTGATGCGGTTGCTTTGCCTATGAAGCGATCGAAGAGTCCCATGGTTCTATTGTGTCCTTATCATGACCTACACTGCACCCCAGCCACCGCCACGACCGACGAGCTCGTCGTAGGCATCAGTGAGCGCGTCGACGATGTCGTCGTTCTTGCCGAGCGGGAACACGCGGAGTTCGTCCAGGATCGTTCGATTCCATTCAGCCTGGACCATGTATACATTACCGCCAGCGACCTGTGAGGCGAATGGTTCAGCGCGAACATCCTTCGCTCCTGTGACCGGAAGGATGTTGACTGCGCTGCCGTGAAGAAGTCTCAGCATGTGCATCGCTTGACTTTTGCCAGCCTGTCCCGGGTCCTGTGGGAGGCGCACACGCACACCGCGACCATCGAGAGCAGCTGTCTGCTTGATAGTCCTGTCTCG